TTGTTTTTCCATTAAAAAACCGAATGGGTTGTTTCCTGTATTGTCTTCTACTCTATGTGGATAATGTAATATTTCTGGATTAGCACGTAAACTAACACACTGTAATATAGTGTCAAAATTTGCTTGTGAATTTCTTTGAACTAGCCATAACTTATGATTGTCACCAATTGGCTTTGATCTGTTTAACACATTAGTTTGCGTTATATCAAATAAGGTGTAACAAGTTATAGTTTTCATACTACTATTTAGCAGGCAAAAAAAAGCCTCTAATAAAAGAGGCTTTTTAATTATTAACTAAAACTTAGTTAGAGTTAAATGTAACGCCTGTAGCAGAAGTTGTAACTGCATATCCTAGAGCCGCTGTTAAAGCCGCATCTAAAGAATCAGCACCAGCACTTGCGTTTGTAAAATCCCATGCTTCTGTTGGGTACAATGCTAGGTTTAGCTTGTTAGCCGCTGATCCACCTGAAGAATCCATTTCATAAATCGCTATTGTTGATTTAGTTTGAATTGTTTGAACTGCTTTAAGTAAGTCAGCTCCAGGTAGGGCCGCTACCGCAGATCCTGTGAAAGTTACGATACCAAACTGAAGTTTAGGACCTTGTATATTAACTGCTTCGCCAGTTGTGTATGCATTTAATCCACCGTTAGTGTAAGATGATGCATCCATGTGAAAGACTGGTTTAAAGTCACCATTTGCTTTTGTAAATTGTGCCATTTTTCTATTCCTTTTGTTTTAGAAGTACACGTTCCATGCACTTCGTCTATTAAATTGAAACTCACACCCGTGAGATTCATACTAATATTTAGTCCTTTGTAAGAAAAATAAGGTAGTTGGTTAGCCTCGGGCGGCTAGATTTTGACGAGCAAAGCCCATTCTGTTAACAAATTTGAGTCCGTTAGCAACAAAACCTTCGTGTGTTTCAGTGCCATCATCTAAGAATCCTTTGACAGGACTAGACTTTGCGGCGTTATCAAGTTGCTCGACAACGTTTTGTTTAAGATTGTATAGAGCAATCCATATTTTAAATGCTCCTATGATGCCTTCTTTATGTGCTTCAAAATGCATCATAAGTTTGTTTCTCATTGAGTCAGTCATCTTTCTATGTGTGACAAATTCAATGAAGTCATTGTATAAATTTTGTAGATCACCTGACACAATCTTTTTATTAACAAAGACAGTAAACAACATATTGAATCCATTACGTGCTTGAGGTGCTGTTTGAAATAGTGCTTTAACTTTAGCACCGTTTTGATTAATTTCTGCTTCTGCTTTTTTCTTTAGATCACTATTGAGTTTTAAGTTAGGTGTAATAGGCATCTTACTAGGTACGATTGCAACTTCTGAATTTTGCTTTAATGTACCGATGCTTCCGTTAAGTGATTCTGCTTCATCAGTTGTCATTGCATTCGGTGGAATAAATTGATGTACTGCGATGGCAGCCTGTTTATCAGAAAGTAGATGGCCAATCTCACTCTTAGCATCAACTGTATATGTGATGCCACCAGGGTTTGCTTTAAATTTATATATGCCGTCATTTTCTACTAACGGCTCACTAAACAATAAGTCTCCCCAATAGAAGCCTGTTGCTCCTCTGTCTGATGCTTCAAGTCCAGGCCAGACTCTTGCGATAATACTATACAAGTCTCCCCTGTTTACTTGCCGACCATCATCATATGCTTTAAATTCTTCTGGTGAAAATACTTGTCTACCTGTACCATCTTTCTTATTGAACATATGCTTGTCCATAACAGAGAATCTGCCGTCTTTACCACGGCCGAAGATCAATGCAGGATAACCGTCCCATTTGATTGTAATGGTTCCGGGTTGTTTAATAGTATTTTCTATTTGTGTGATTGCTTGTCTGGCGCCTTGTTCATCACCTAGAAACACAAGGTCTTCTGGATGTTCTAAGTGTCCAGCACCTTCATTTAAATTAATTTTTTCTAGTTGTCGTAATGACTTAGCAATGACTTCTGAGAGGCTCACTGTTATCTCGTTTTCAATAGTGCGATTTTTTCTGCTCGTATTGCTGAATTAGTTTGAGACTCTGCTACGTTTGCTTTTGCTGGTGCTACTGGTGCTACCGGGACGCCTCTCTTGGCTTTTTGTTTTTTAATCAGTTGTTGAGTTAATGCTTTTTGTACTTGTGCCGGAGCCATTTGCTTACTCTGTACGTCTTGCCATTGTGCACCTTTCCATACATAGTTTCTATTGCCCATAGTATCTTGTGTGCCAACTGGAATTTTTATTTTCTTAGCGTCTGGGGCCTGGGGTGCCTGGCCAGAAACGTCACTTGACTGTCTTGCTCCTATGGGCTCATCTGTTCTAGCATCAATGCTTTTCTTAATTTTATCTGAGCCTTCTGCATTTTCGGCACCTTTAGGTGAAGATGATGATATAGCCCATGCACCGTCGCCTAATTGCTTAAGAATATTTCTATCAATGTTTGGTTTTTCTGGATTCGGAGAGTTATCATATTCTACTTGTAGTTTGTCGAATATCTCTTTAAACACATCTTTACTTTTATTAAGGTCAACTCCTTGCATCCACTGGCCGAACCAGTCTGATAAAAATTCGTGTAATTGTCTGCCGCCACCTGGATTAGATGTTTCGCCGTTGTTTTCAATTATACTTTCTAAGATTCTATCTAGTGAAATATAAGATTCTGCATATTGTCTGCCACTCTGATTACCCTTAATGAATTTACCTGTTTTAGGGTCTATCATTCTGCCAGGCTTCTGGCCCGGACTTAACTTTGGCTCAGGCATGCCTTGCCTTCTATATGTAGGTTCGTTGTATTTGTCATACGGCTTTTTGATGTCTGCACCTGTGTCTACAGGGTTTGGATGAATAATTAGTCCTGACTTAAGGCCTGCATCAACTGATGATATTACATCACTCATAAAGTCTGCCATAAAGAGTTTCTTTGCTAGTTTATCTACGTAAGTAACTTCTCCGCCTGTACTAAGTCCTTTCATTACTTTAGGATCAGGAGCAACGTTGCCACCTTTTTGGCGACCAAACATTTTATTGCCTATGTCACCTAAGAAGTTTTCTTTTACTATTACATCATCGAATTTCATTTAAATACTTATCCATTAAATTTTTTAATCGTTTTTGAAAAACGACTCTTGTCTCTTCCTCGGATAGCACTTAGTAATTTCTTTTCTAGTTGTTCAGCCTGACCATCATCATAATTACGTTGGATAAATTCAATTAGATTAACAGCACTAGTGATGATATTATTGCCGCGTGATTCGACAATATGCGGAATGTCTCGGTTAGTACCGAAATTTTCTAGTTCTTCTAGCAGGCTCTTTGTTTTCTTTTGCATAAGTGTAATTCCTTACTACTATTTAGTCTTGGGTAACCAAAATGGATATTATTTGTCTTTCAATGTGTTCAGTAATGACTTGAGTTTAGTACTTTGCACATCACCATTTACTTTCTTTTGTTGTGTATCAACTTGTTCATGTACTGCTTGATCAGTTGCTCCTACTTGTGATGTTGTTTTAAACTTATCCATGATTGATTGTGCAGACGGTTGTGCTGTATTCTGAGTTGGAGCATTAGTACCGGGGTCTGTGATACGTAATGTGTCAACATCAAATGCTAGTTCGACTTTTTGTCCTACACCTGCACTTGATCTTGTCTTCATTAACTGAATCTGATACTGTCCACGTTCTCTCATGCTACGTGATGTAAAGATACCGAACACATTGTCTGCTGTGTTAATCTTACTGATACCACCTGAGATATGACTGTGATCAAATTCGATTTCTTCGACTGCACTTCTGTTTAACTGTGATGCAGTTACAAAGATTATATCCAACTCTTTTGCTAAGTTACGTAATTCTTCTGATACATATTTGTCTTTAACAAACAAGTCACTAGGACTTACTTTAGCACTTACAGGCATTAACAAATCCAAATAGTCAACACACATAAAGTCTAGTTTCTTTCCTGTTTGTATTTGCAGTTCTCTAGTGAATGCTCTAAGATCATTGACTGTAGACTGAGCCGGCATATACTTAATTTGAAAGTTTCCAGATGCTTTTTGTTTCATCTTTACTTTCATTTCAACATTGTCCAAGTCTCTGAACACTTCTTTTGTTTTAGTATCAGTCAACATTGAATCGACACGCATTGCTGATAGTTCTTCACTTAACTCTAGTGTGACGTACACACCTGATAAGCCTTGCTCTACCCAATTGACAGATAGATTTTGCATGAACAATGACTTGCCTGAACCTGAACCCCCTGCAAAGATTTGTAGTTCACCTTTGTTGAATCCACCATAGAGTTTTTGATCTAAACAAGGCCAGCCAGTAGATGCTTGACCGTTACTTGATTTCAAATGCATAAGACGACCTCTTGGGTCAGCAAAGTAATCGATACCTAAATCTCTTTGTAATGATATTTGAACTGCATCTTTGATTAACTTCTCAACAGGATCATAATCACCTTTATCTAAAAGGTCTGCTGACTCCATGATTGCTCTTTCTAGTTCTTGTCTACGAGTGAATGATTCAAACTCATTCATAAACCATTCATAATGACCTTCATCTAAATCAGCAACTGGATCGATTGTCTCACCTGTTGTTGCTTTAATTTGTGTTGAGTCAGGCAATACTTTATAATCAGTAGAGTGTTCTCTCATAAACTCTGCAACAGGTCTTAGTCTACGATCAAAGTTTTCAGAATTGAAGATGTTAGTAACTCTAACAAACAACTCTGCGTTTGTTACCATCATTCGCAAGAACAATTCTTGTACGTCTGCGTTAAATTCTTTTAGCAATTTTATTCCTCATAACTTCTACTTTGACTTTACTGTTTGTAGCGGCGTCTAATATACTTAGTAGTGTATTCAGACGACCATATTTAATTACTGCATCGTTTGCATCTTTAATGTCTTCTGACCAATTGGGTAGAGACACATCATAACCTAATTCTAATGCTCTTTCGCATATACCTAATCCTGTTTTGTCCTGATCAGGAACAACAATAACACGTTTGCCCAATTTGTTAATTACAGCAACTTGATTATCATTAACTGTATCATGCGTTAATGCTAATCCATTCATTGAGATTGCATCAAAGATGCCTTCAAATACTAAGACAACTTCCCAATCTTCTTTCTGTAAGTCTGTACCAAACACATAACCCTGTTGTTGATCGTTAATGAACTTAGGATTTCTATCATCCATGAATCTAATTGTACTACCAACGACTTTGTTTTCATATGTATATGGGATAACAATACCCAGTGCTTGTCTGCCTTCTGCTTTAGGATTGACCATGAAAGGGTAATCATTATGTTGTAACCCTCTTTTGTTTAAGTAATCAATATACACTTGATGCTCTTTGTTTGCTGTGTAAATTAATTCTCCTTCAGGCATTTCTTGTTCTTTGAACTTAGGCAATTTAATTTGTTTCTTTTTATGTAAGAGAGAATCTAATAAGTCTTTGTGCTGAATAGAATGCAATGACCACTTGTTGATATCTGCATCGGGCATATAACACCATGACAAAAATGATCTTGTTTTCTTGCTTATTGCTCTACCTAATTTGAAGCCACATTTGAAGTTGCAATTGAAACAATGAAACTGCCAATCATCTCCGTCTGATTTGATTCCACCACGCATACGTTTGTCAGGGTTATGACCATTATGAGAACAACAAGGAGCATTGAACGATGTCCAACCGCTTTGCGTGTTTTTCTTTTTGCCGGGTATAACCGTGAGTATATCAAACATAACTGATATTATACACGAAAGAGAGTGTTAAAACAAGTGCGATGGGTAAGTTATCTTGCCAAAACAGTGACTATGTTACCCACATTTGCTTCAAATTTAAGTTTAATGAATGGATGATATCCATCGACAGTGTATCCAATTGTTCCTGATTCACTATTACTGTTCGCCGCATTGCCATATCTAAATGAATTGATATCATAGTAACTTGAATCAACAATAGTAGAGCCTTGTATAGTTACGTTGCCGACATAGTTTGCATAATCTATTGATGTAGTTAACACAGGATTGTCTTGTGTATTAATTACACTTGAATAAAATGTAACTGCTTCTGTGTTTGCATTAGCAGTATTAGCAGGGAATGTTTGATCACTAGGTATAGTTACTGTTTGCGATGGTACAAAAGAAGGTAGAACAGAATCTACTATGTTAAGATCACCTCTTGCACCTGCTTTAGAATCTACAAATACTGGTAAGTTAAGATTACCACTTGGCCATTCTAATGAGTAATATGCTTGTTGTGCTGAAATGTCTTCGATTTCAGCGGCTGTTGTGTTTAGAACAAAGATGCCATTGACATCAAGTACTGGAGTCAGGGCCTTTCTTAGAAGGACCTCGGTACCATCTGAATTAATAGCCCTGAAGGATATCTGAAGATTGGCAGTAGCAATCGATGATAAGTCTACAGGCTTCTGTGCTTGATTCAAAAACTGAAACTGCAATTGATTATCAACGCCTTTATTTAACGTTAATGGTTTTGAATAAACTGGCATATATTTCCTCGGGCTTGTTCCGGACAAAACGACAACGGTTTGTCTGACTGTATATGTATATACTGATGTAGTGTACGACACAAATTCTAATCTCCTATAATATATATTTATCATTGAGTATCATAACCAAGAAATATAACCATTTTTCTGAGGCTTATAAATACTTTACATATATGACAGACAACAAAAAACCAATAGACTTTTTCACAAAACTGACTGACTCACATCCGTTTATTTCAGTATTACAATATGCTGGCCAAGACTTTGTAGGGATTGTTCAAAACCGTGATGATCTAGTCACTACTATCTATGATTATGGTGCTATAGTTGATGCTGAAAAACGTATAAAGTTTTTAGAGTTAGGTGATGTCTGGTGGTGGGAATCTAATCGTCAGATACCTATTCATTTGTTTTTGAAAGCAGAATGGTCGATGTTTAAACCTTTCTTAAGAACATTCAATAACAAATCGTTAACAATGTTGCACGGACCTATTGTCAGTATGACTGACTTTCAAAAGAAAAGAGTTAAGAGAAAATCTATTACTCTGGTAAAACGGTCTTACTAAGTCTTTTAGTCATCTTAGCAATTTGACGTTTCTTTTTTGCTCTGCGTTTCTTAGCCAATTCTAAACTAAGTTTACTTTGTACACGTTCTTCAAACGTTACACCTAATAGATGATCGTATTCATGTAAGAATACACGGGCTTGTATGCCGTCCATATGTTTTTCTTTGACAACTTCACCATCGATTTGATAATACGATACTATACACTCAGTATGTCTTCGTACATGCAACCATAGATCAGGGAAACTTAAGCAACCTTCTAAAAATAAGTTTTGCTCTCCTCTGAGTTCATCTATTTTAGGATTAATAAAAGCCATTAACTTTTCATCAGTTCCCATAATGAATATATTTTTCATTACACCGAGTTGAGGTGCCGCTAGACCGATGCCAGGATGATTAGGGTTAAACATAACCTTTGTCATTGCCTTGATTAGTTCAGTAGGATCACCGTCTAACTTAAAGTCCCAATCTTCGCATGGTTGTTTTAATTTAGGATCAGATTCTTTAAGTAGTGTTAAGTTAAGTTCTTCCATTATCTGTTGTGCCTTCCAAATTCATCGTAAAGTGCTTGACCGGTTAGATGTTCACCGATTGATTCTACCTTACCTGTTTTAATATACTCTCTTTCGATTACGCCGTCATTAAATTCAATATCTATTACAGATAAATCATTACCTGTTCTGTCTGGGTTTGTTTCATACCACAGTGATGTTAAAGAATGAGCATGTATTCCTTTAACACCTTTAGCCCATTTCTCGGCTTCTATTATTACCCTTTGTCGTTCTACGACATCATCATATTCGCTCATCTTGTTCCTCTAATAAGTTCATGTGTACCACAACTAATTGTGCATATGCTACAGCATGAGATTTTTTAAATGTGTATCCTGTATTGTTATCAATCCACACAGTTTTACTTATCTCTTTATAAGTCTGCCCAATAAGATTTCTTTTTGCTGGACGAATTATAGCTAAAAACATTGCTAGTCTTGGTATACTATCAATAGGCTCAGGCATCTTTTGCATGAGATCAAACTGCTTATTCAGATGTAATAACACTGAAACAAAATTTCTTTCTTTTAATCTTTCCCAATTAGGTTCACACATTAAACTTATCAAATGCAATTCATCTGTCACTGCTTTATAAATATTGACATTTAATAAATCTAGTTTAAAGAAGCCTCGTTGATCTGCTTCTTTGTAATCTAAATTACACATATCATTGATAGGGTCATATGGAACATCAGTAATGTATACACCAGTCGGATGTTTCTTCATTGGATCAACTTCACGCATAGCGGCAGGCACATGTTTAATTAACTTTAGTAACTTAGTTCTGTCACCGAAATCGATATCAATGTCTGACTGGATACTCATTTAAGTCCTGCTTGTTTTAGTTTCTGATATGCACGTTGTACAACGATTGCTTGATGCTCTGCATCTTCTACAGCCTTGTGAGTAGTAACAAAGTTACCATCTTTTAACGAGACATTACAAAGATCAAAGATTGTTCTTGTGTCTCTTATAGTATAGAAGGGCCAAGGTATTGCAGAATCTAGTTGCCTAAAAGCATTCTCTGCAACAACAATATCAAAACCAGCACCATTACTCCAAACTGCTCTGCGGTTCCAACAAAACTTGTATAACTGATCCATTGCGTCTTTAAACGGTATCCTGTCTCTATCACCCATTGCTTCATCGATTGCTTCCTCACTTTGTTCTCCCCACCACCTTAGTGTATCAGGGTTTATACTTCTATTTAATTCTTCTGTTTGAGTGTCTATCTCTGGGCGTAGTTCTAATGTTTCTGCGACCCCAGTTCCCATAGGATCAAATCGTACTGCACCAATTGTTAATATCACACAATCTGGATCAGTACTTAAAGTCTCCATATCTATCATTACATCATTTGCCATTAGAACTCCACACGTTATCTTCGTCTTTTATTTCTTCTATTATATCACTTCTAAGGTAATTAATCAATAGAATAGAACGTTTTTTGGGTAAATGCAATGGCATAGTAGAATGCATTAAACGAGTATTGTAAAACAAGATTGATCCTTTAGGCATGTCATGTTGTTCTGCGTTTTCTAAGAAGTATTCGTCATGCACTCCTTCATAGCAATCTTGTATATTCCAATCTTGTTGATGACTGAAAGGTATAACTCCCGTTGCGCCTGTATCTTTATCTAAATCATCAAGTGGTATGATAACTTGTATGCCACAGATGTCATTGTTTTCTCTTTTGTTATATTTCTCAAATCGATG